AACGCGTGTCGAGTGGATGGGCCCGATAGACCACCTCTGCCTCATAGGCGATCCGCCCCATCTGAATCGCATCCCGTGCCCACGCATCCTGTTGTGCGAGCGTGAGCCGGTGTGCCATGTCCGCTGGCTTCTGTCCACACACCAGCAAATACGTCGGCGCGCGATTGAGGAGGCGGCCTTGAACGGTGACCCGATTGCCGACACGGAACGGAAGATCTGCGAGCGAGTTGCGAAAGATCCCCACGGCCCCCTCTGCCCCATAGCGCAAGCGCGGCAGATCGACAAGAAACACCGGAACGCCCACGGCACGATAGGCGTCAAAAAACTTCACCAACGGCCCCCTTAAGCCATCCATGAAGACGGCCTGCGCATTCGGCAGCGGCAGGGCAACTCCCGCCTCCAAGTGTGGACGCTGAAGCGTGGGGCGAATTCCGATAACGGCAGCTCCTTGAACAAGTGCTGCCGTTATCGGCTTCTCCCCTCTTCCGAAGATCACAACATGAGTCATGGGCGCGTGAACCAAAAGGGGGCGCGCGATGCTTACTGGACGACCAACCGAACGCCAGCCGTGTTCTTTTCATCCGTGACCACGGTATCCCAATTGGTCGTGGTGCCGAGAGCGGCATTGGTAGGGTTAATGCCGCCATTGGCAATGTCCCACTTCTTGCCCTTGATGGTGATGTTGTAGGCATATTCAGACTGCCACGTGCGCACGAGATTTTCCAATCCGCCGACCTGCTCCGTGAAGAAGCGATCTGGCTCGCTCTCTTCAATCAACAACGCGTCCCGCACCAAGCCCAGAATGTTGAACGTATCCGCCAACGAACCATTGCCGTCCGTGAGGGCAGGCGAGTCCGTGATCACGCCCGGACGGCCCAACAGCGCGGGAATGGCGCCCTGAATGGTGACGATGTCGGCAAGGCCTGTGACCTTATCCGTCAACAGCTGACCCAGTACGTCGTAATGGGGCTTGCTGTGCATGGCCCAGCAGACGATCTTCTGGCCGTTATCGCCCATGCGAGCAATGGCGGACTGCATGGTTTGCGTGGTGGTCGTTTTTACCGTTTCTGCCGTAATGTCCAAGTTCATCGATGGGACGGACTGGATGGCCGCTTCCAAGGCAATGAGGCCCGTATTCAGCATGTCGCGCATCTTGTGCTCTCCGGCCAACTTGCCGAAGGCGCGTGACGCTTCCTCTTCCGTCATGCCCACCTTCATAATCGCATCGAGCGTCTGCGATACGGGGCCGACCTTGCGGTTGATCTTCACGCCAATCACTTCATCCTGCGTCATGGCGAGCGGCGTCACCGAACTCACCGACGTAATGTCACGACGGGTGACGAGGCCGGCAATATCCTTGAAAAAGGCATACTTGTTGTAGTGGCCCTTGAGGGCATTCGGCACAAGACGGATCGAGCCACGGCTGGCCTCATTAAACGCATTGAGGAACTGCGTGAGGGACTCGATGAGGCCGGTTTGAAACTCGGCGTGATAGATGACCATGTCGTTGACCGTACCAATGGCGCCAATAAATAGCAAGCCTGTGGTAATGTCCAACGTCGTGGGGCTGAACGTCAATACGTCCGCAGGGACGCCAAAAATCGTCAGCAGGAATACGGGCAGGAGGGTCAGCAGCCCCCATACGGTGGCCGTCTTGAAAGTGCGCATGGATTGAGAAAGCATAAGGGAGAGATTGGAGCCCACAGGTCTGTGGAGCAGCCGTGGCGGATTGCGGGGCATCGCGCCACTCGCCAATCTCGCATCCTTATCACTCAGCAGCATCGCGCCACCGGCCAGCCCCGTCATAGACATCGCGCCATATGCGTGCTGCGATCTGCCCCGCAGTCGAGCGTAGTAACGACTGCGGAGCAGATTAACGGGTTGACGGCATTTCGGGTAGGGGCGGGAACTTATTTGGCGGGGCTGTTGGTATTGGTCGCCAGCGACTCATTGAGCAGCTTGGTATAGGCGGCAGGCCCGTTTTGTTCAATGAACTCGCGCCGTTCATCCGTCGTCATCGCAGTAGGATTTTTCGGGCTGCCATCCTTTCGGAAGGCACTCCCGTTGGCCCCGCCACCGCCCGTTCCGCCGCCACCGTCGCCCTTCGTCCCGTCATACCACTCGGGGAGTTCCTTCTTCATGTCGGTCGTGAAGAACTCCTTGGCGGAAATGGTGAGGACGGTACCGCTACTATCCTTTTTGACGGCCTTCCCATCCACCAACGTCCAGCCGTCAAGCTTCGCCTGCGCAATGGCGCGCTTTGCGCGATCGTCCCGGCCCCCGGACTCCTTGAAGGCGGCCACCAGCACATCGTCCAGATCATACTTGGTCACGCGCTCTGAGAGGAGGCCAATCTCACGATCCTTTTTCTCAACCGCCGTCGCGACGGCGGCAGCCGTGTCGGCTTCCCATTTTTTGAGCATATCGGCAATCTTGACATCCGTCTGCTGCCCGCTGGCCTCCTTGGCCTCTAGCAAGCGCTTTGCCTCAGCGGCGGTGCTGCCGTTAATGGCGGCCAGCGCGACGGCGTCATCTTTCTCGCGCCGGATATTTTTCACCGTTTGTTCAAGCGTGGCCACGGACGCTTGGAGCAGGGTCAGATCTGCGGGCGCTTCCGCGATAACCCACGTGCCATCCTTGAGCTCAAGGGCATCCTTCTGGGCGTCTTTGGGGATCTGATCAAATGCGGTAAACTTTTTGAACATAAAATGTCCTGATGGAGGGTGACGTGCCCAGCTTCCACTACGGGTTGGGAAGAGGTTTGTTCAGGGTTGCCGTGGCGCAAATCTTTTTACTACACGCGGAACACTGAATCCCGCGAAACTCAAACCGTCCCGACTCTACATCGACGGTGAGATGCGTCGCCATGGCCGTGCTGAGTCTAGTTAAAGTCCCGTGATGGACTTGACAGAACGGACACGCAAAATCAAAGTGCGCCGTGGACGGAATATCACTCAACGTCGTCATACAGGGGCTAAGCTCCCTCGCTCGCGCATAATCGCCACTGCTTGCTCGCGTGTTCGGCTACCAGCAGGACGGATATCATAGGTGACCAGACAGCGGCAGTTCCATTCATTCGGCACCATGAGGCCGTTGCTAAAGGGTTGTGTATAGGGCACCCGTTCTCCATTCATGCCCACATGTTCTGGACGCACGCGACTATCCCCCACCGTGGTCCAAATCTTTTGCGTTTCCGAAGGCGTGATGTAGCCCCGCTCCATCGCACTCTCCATCGCACTCGCCTGACCGGTGCGAAACGCATCAAGCGTCGCCGTCCGGGCTACCGTCTCGGCGTGCCACGCGATGTACTTGCGGGTATAGTGCTGGACTTGTTTCGTGATATACTCCGGAGTGAGCGGGATGCCGTCGCGTGCCGCGCGACGCACCTTCGCATCCGTGCGCTTGTCGCGCAAGACGTTTTCTAACGCACTCGGGCTGCGCGCCCCGCCAAGCTTTCGCTGCCCCACCTTCTCTAACTTCCGGCGATAGTTTCGGATGTGTTCTTCATGGGACGGTGCCAGTCCGACCACCTCCCGCATCGTGCGCGCAATGGCGCGAGAGCCTTTGCCTTCGGTGATCCCGGCTTCAACAAACTGCCGGAGCGTTTCCCGCACTTCGGCCTTCGCCCCACTCAGGATCCGTGCGTCAAGCGTCCGGATCCCCTCCAACACACGCGGCGAGAGGGTGTTGAAGCTAATCCCCAAATCCAGCCCCCGTGTCGGGAGCTGGCGCGCGCCGATCTGAACGCCCGCACGTTGGGCCTCCCGCAGTTGCGCTTGAACGGGAGCAAAGGCACGATCCAAGATGGATTGCGGGATGAGATCGGTCAGCGGCATGCCGGCATCTAATCGCGCCACCATCACCTCCGTCGTCATCTGTTCCGTGAGCCAGTGCCATGCGCGCGCATAGGCACGACGCATCGACGGTTCCATGCGCTGTAGCTCGGCGCGATACGCGAGAATGAGGCGACGCTGGGCAGGCGTTTGCGTCATAGCGTCACCTCCTCCTCCTCCGGCGCGCGCATCGCTTCCGCTGCGGCCACCATCACCTCCCGCTCCGCTGCCAGATCCCCTTCCCAATCCAAGAGCAATGTATCCAAATCCGCATCCTCCGCAATCCATCCGCCATCCTTCAGTGCCGTGAGCACGAGCATCTTGGGGAAGCCAGCCTTAACCAACGTCACATACGCATTGACCGAATCAGCCCCCAACTTCCCATCGACAAAGTTGGTATTGATCGTCATCACCGGGCAATCGGCCTTCTCCACCCCGTAGTACCACCCTGTATGCTCCCATGCCAGATTCACCGCGTCCGCAATCGCGATCCCTGCCGTGCTCAGGGTCGAGAGCTGCGCATAGCTGTTGATGGCCTTCTCGGTGGCCGTTTGCTGCACGGTATTCTGTTGGACCAAGAACCCTAGCCCCATCTGATCCATCTGCTCCAACTTCTCCCGCTGGCCCTGCTCCAGCTGGGCGAGACCAGACCCACTCGGCCCACTCCATACGACGGAGCCGCCCTGCATGAGATGGATCACCACCAAGGGGCCAAACTTGACCGTGGGCACCGCATCATCCGGCTGCGTCGGATCGCGCTGCAGTTCGCCACTGATGATCATCTGCTCAAACCCTGCCACGCGCCGATTGAACTTGAGATCGGTCGCATACTCCCAGTGCCCGATATTGGCATGCGCCGTCCCTTCCAACGGTACATCGCACGTAAATGCGCCCACCTTCCGCCCCGCATAGGCAACGGAGATTGGGAGGAAGCTTGCCGGGAGCCCTTGTTGGTTCCGGAAGATGCCGCTGCTCACCTTCTCATAACTGATCACGCCATCTGAGGACTCCCGTTCCCGCAGCAGGGTCCATGTCGCCGTCAAGACCCCCTCAATCGGCTGGAGCCGGAGGACGCGGAACAGCTGCACCGACGCCACGCCATACTCGCCCTCTTGCTCGGTGAGGGATTCTGCGAGCGTGATCATGGTCAACGTCTTCACGTTATTGATCACCGTTTCCGACCAGTTTAACACATCCAGCCGTGAGTACATCTTCCACAAAGGCCGGAGGTTGTACCGGGCCTCATTGGCACTGGTGATAACGATGGGCCTCCCTGACGGATCCTTGGGGGAGGCCGTATGATCGACCAAGAGCAGGGCCAGCCCGTGCCGCAGGACAAGTTCCGTGTACTGCTTGGCAAAGACGGACAGTTTGGTGCCCTCCGCGTCGATGTTATCCGCGAGGGGCTTGGTGAGGGACGCTGAGGCATTCCAAATCGTGAGCGGTTCCTTCCCCCACAGCATCCCGACGCCTGCGGTAATGGTGCGATTTAAGCCCATAAAAATAGGCTCACAGGTCCGTCGTATGCGGTACACCTCTGGATCTTCATCGGGCCACTTGCGAATGTATTCCGTCGCGTGGCTCCACATGGTATTGGGCCCGGCACAAAGCCGATCCATCATCTGGAGCGTGCCCAGCATCGCGCGCAGTTCTTCGCGCATGTAGCGGGGCTTGGCTGCATCACGGGCCATCTCATCTAGGTTCATCTTATGCTCGCAGCGTAGTGGAGAAGGAAACGCCCGTGTTGCCAATCGGGAAGCGAAACACCACATAATAGCCCAAGGCGTCAGAGATATGCGTCAAGACTTTATTTTTCTTTTTATCAATCTCCCCTGACCCTCCCTCAACCACCTGTACCCCGTCCAGATCCTTCGCCACGTGAGGCGCGGCAGACGGATCGACCAAGAGCCGCATCGTCCCATCATGGGTCCGACAGCGCGTGTTCATCGCATTGACCCGGTTGCGTTCCGTTGGGTTCGCATTGGGGACATAGAACGCCACGCGATTGGCGCCAAATCCCCGGCGCAAATCGCGCCTGACGATGTCCCAATCGCTCCCGGTAATCCCGGACGTTTTCCGCGCACCGCCCGTCGCATCCCCATAGACCTCGATTGTCCCCTGATGGCGCGTGGCCCAATCCTTAACCAAGCGCGCACAGACGAGTTCCGTGTTGCTGGCATCCGGGATCCACACCTCCCCAATCACGCACGTTGCCACGACATTCCCCAGCGTCGCCAGGCGTATCTCTTGGGCCACGACCGCCACACCGGGCGCAACGTTAAAGTCAAACATGATCAGGAGCGGGGCCCGTGGGTTATAAAGCTGCGCCACGGGAAGCTTATTGGCTTCCCCAAAGTTGTAATACGCACGGCCTTGGAAGTTGATGAAGCTGGCCCCATACTCCTGATCAAACACCAGCTCATCGAGATCCGCCTTGGCCGCGGCAATCTCTTCCGGTGGCAGCACCTGCGCGCTGTGCCACGTGTAGGCCCCCCACTCGCTCTTCCGCCCATCCTTCAGCATGCGGGCGCGTGCCGCTTCATACAGCTCATAGTAGTGATTGCGGCCTTCCGGGACGCCAATCAAATCGCACCAGCCCTGACGATCCGACAACGCGGGACGGATATTCTTGGTCCATGCGTCGGCCTTGACGTCGGCAATCTCATCCACCACCCCGCCATCCCACGGCGTGCCCTCGATGCGCTGTGGTTTATCGAGTCCAATGATGGCGATCATGGATTGATTCTGCAGAAAGATCATCAACTCGCCCGACAGGGGCGGCTTGGCCCAGTAGGGTTTGCTCAGCGCACACAAATCGTCCCACCAGATGCGCTTCGCCTGATCGCGCGTCGGTGCGGCGGCAAAGAAACGCGCCGCATGCGGGTGCTTGAGCAGAGAGGTATCCAGTGCCCGATAAACCAGCTTCCGCTTCGCACGCTCCGTCTTACCGGAACGTCGGCCTGCCGGGACGACATTGAACCGATGGGGCGAGCGAATGTATTCCATTTGCGATGCGATGGGCCGGAGCGCATACCAACGCTTGCTCAGCATCCCGGCATCCCGGCCCCGGAGCAGCCCACGGCGCATGCCGTCTCGCGATCCGCAATCGGGAGGCTGGTCAAGAGGAACGGGCCATGGGCGCAGGCATCCCGGACAGTCGCGCAACATGCGCGCAATCCATTGGGCATCCGAACACTAGCGTGCGTCATCCGTCAGCCCTTCCAGTGCGCGGATCGTCTTCACCGCATCACGGATCTGTCGCCCTGCGTCATCCGGATCAATCGGCGCGAGTGCCGGAAGGGCCACCATGTCGTACCAGTGTTTGCGCGCGCGATTCTTCAACCAGAAGATTTGCGCCGTCGTATTGGGCGCGACATACTTGCGTCGGACGATGGTGGTCGTTGTGGCACCGGCAGTACGCGTTTCGGATTCTTCCACCCAGAAGCCCAGCGCATTTTTGAGCAGCTGTTTCGCCACGCGCGTGCTGGTACGCGCACGCCCTTTTTCGATCCAGTCACGAAACGCGGGGTAGCGCACCTTCCATTTCTTGTACTGCGCATAGCCGATCCCCAGTGCCTTCGCAATCTCTTCCTCCGCATACCCCAACAGGGCAAAGCGAAAGGCGTGCTTATTGAGCCGCACATGGTACTCATCCCCTCCATCACCGGAACCTTTGGGGCGTCCAATAGGGCGTTTCTTAACAGGCTGGTCCATGAGCCAAGCTACCCGCATGAGGGCGTCAACGGGAGAGTCCCCGAAGATTCCCCAAATATAGGGCCCAACGCGGCGGAGACAGGAAGGCCGAATATACGCCGAAGATTCCCTTGGCCGAAGATACGCCGAAGTATACATGGCCCGAAGGAGGGCCGAAGCTCCCGAAGATACCCCAAAGATTTTGTTCGGGTTCCATACGGAGAATGCCCGAACAAACTGCGTATACCCCAATACTTCGTGCCCTATTACTAGGGGGATCTAAAATGAAATTCATTCTGAAAATCCATTTTAAGTGCTCGCGCGAATTGATAAGTTACTAGTACTAGCCGTATCCAGTAGAATATCGCATAACCTAATAGGGCCGCCGTTTCCTCTCTGAGAGCAGGGTGAAATCTTGGTTTATCTAATAGGGATCGCCTATGCATCTATGTCGTTGTAGCGTCTGGGGTTATCTAAAAGCTAGTTTACTTCTCCGGTGAATCGCACTTTGAGAACACAGTGTGTGTGTGCATCGCGCCTTACGCGTAGTAGCCAATAGCCCCGCCCCCTTCCCCTGTGGATTACTCTAGGGGTAACACCTCGCCCTGACCTCGGATGCCTATGACCTCCTTCCCCTACAAAACCCAGCCCCTCTATCCCGCGCAGCGCGCCATCCTTCAGGCCAGCTGTCGCGCCAGGGGCCATTATCTCGCCATGGAGCAGGGCACCGGGAAGAGCTGGGTCACGCTCAATACCGCCGCGTATCTCGCGCTTAACGGGGCGATTGACGGGATGATCGTGTGTGCGCCGAACGGCGTGCACGTCCAGTGGGCCCTGGACCAGATTCCGGCCCACATGCCCGACATTATCCGGGCGACCTCCTACGTGTGGCGGAGCGGGGCCGAACGCACCGCGAAGGGCAAGCGTACCCGTGAGGCGTTAAAACACGGCAAATCGCGTGCTAGGGTGCTTAGTGAGCCCTTTACGGCGTTTGTGCGCGGGAGTGCCTTCCCGATCTTCTGCGTGAACACGGAAGCCGTGGGCAAGGTGCCGGCCTTGGAGAAGGCGTTTCAGCTGATGCTCGCGACGCGGCGGTGCCTCCTGGTCTTGGATGAGGCGTCGGACTTTAGCAGCCCCAGTGCCGTGCGCACGCGCACGATCCTTCGCTATGCGCGGTTGGCGCCGTTTCGGCGGTGCTTGGATGGGACGCCGACGAATGGCCTCCCATGGGACATGTGGGCGGC